TGTACTTCTTGCCTAATCTGGCTAACATCATTCGACTAGATAAGTCTTTTTTAATATAGGTTGCTGCAAAGATTTTACCCTTACTATCTTTAATTAATTGCTTTGCCTTTGTTCTGTTTATTGTTCTCATTTTTTTATGTTTTATTAAGTGTTTGTTTATCCAAATAGTAACGCCAGAACGAACAAGATGAGTGCAAAAGTCGGCTTTATTTCGGTGGGTTTAAGTTCTCCTTTCATTATTCTTGTAATTTTATTTTTATTAACTCTAGTTTTTTGCCTGTGTATGTAATAGATTCGTCCCAGTAGTCCGCCATAGTATCAATATATTCTAGCTCCTCCATTACCTCGTAATTGTCTGCGTATTCTCTTAAATATTCGTGTATCATTCCGTCCATGTGCTCGCCACATTTGAATAATTTAGCGTCTGTATATCCTCCTCTAGCGTCTGCGCCGCCATGTATCTGTATTAATACATAATGCTCATCATTAATAGTTAGGTTCGCGCCCTGTAAGATTTGGCTTAAATCACTATCGCCATTGTAAGTGTTCCAACTTCTGGAAACTTCCACCTCATTACAGCTAACCAAGTCAAGCCAAGCATTAACACTTACGCCGTATATATAAGCATCATTTTCTTTACAATCTGCCTCCCAATCTTCCGCATTTGTGTTTAGTTCGTTAAAATCAAAAGCTATATTATCAACCTCTAAATTATTAGTAAGGTAATGGTAAACGCTCACAGTCCTGTGAATTTCGTTGTACTTTGTGTCGTATTGGTAACCCTCTGCTGGTTCGTCTGCAAAGTCTTGAAGGCATTTATTAGCGTTTCTCTGCCACATTCTGCCGTTATCCCCTCCACTATCGCACATATGCGTTCCAGTGTTCTCTGTAAGCATTGAGTAAATTAATTGTTCTACGTTACTGGTCGTAATTTGTGTTTTTGTTGTCATTGTATAAAGTTTAAAATTATTAATTATTTAGTTCTATTATTTTATTTATTATTTTTTCAGATAATTTATTTATTTTTTCATCCGATAAATTAGTATTTTCTTTTATTTCTATTTCTATTGCCAACAAAAGAGAAATATAATTGATTGTTTTTTTTTGTATTATATATTGATTATTCATTTTTTTTAATTGTTTTTAATTATGTTCTTTACAGGTTGGGCATATGCGTATGTCTTGGTCTAATTCATCACCGCAACAAGAATAAAAACATTCTTCGCAAAATTGGTGTTCTTCTTCTCTGTCCTCCTCTGTTAAGTCCTCACCGCATAAATTACAGCTTTCTATTTCTTCACCTGTAAAATTAATTGGGTTGCTTGGGTCGTGTTGTGTGTGTGTGTCCATTGTTTAAAGTTTTTTAGTTAGTTTATTAAAGTGAAAATATGAATTTGTCAATCTCAGAAAAGATAAAAAGCATTGCAAATATTGAGATGTAAAACACTATAAAAGCCCCAAGCGTAAAAAGTATATTATTATATAAACTTATTTTCTTTGCTTTTGCTGATTGCGTTAAATTTTCAAAGTGATATTTTGTTGAATCTTCTTTTATAAATTTGTTTTTCATATCTTGAAAATTGTTTTTTTCTTCCTCATTCATATAAAGGCTTACTTTTGTTGTTAAATTTGTAATTTTGTAATTATTCATAGTTTTATTATTAAAGGTTTATAAAAAGATTATACAGTAAGCGACTATTCCAGATGGTAGGCTTAAAAGAAAAAGTAAATTAAAAATACCTTCTGTTGTTGTTTGTGTTTGTGTGTTTGTGTGTTTCATAATTTTGTTTTTAGTTTTGTGAATTATTATGATGCAAATATATAAGCCTTTTTTAGAATTCAAAGTATAAACACATAAAAGATTAATAAATATTGAAATTTAGAATCATTCTAAATAACTGATACTTAGTAAGTTGCAGTATATAGAACGCACATATACACGTATACACGCACATAGGAGATGTCCAGCAGTTTCAGCAGTTTCAACAGCAGTTTCAATGGCAGTTTCAACAGACTCAACAGTTTCAGAAAGTTAAAAAAGAAAATTTAAAAAAGAAAAGTTTTAAAAAAAGTTTTGAAAATTATTTTATTTTCATATACCAATCAAGAATTTCGATACATTCATCTAATCCTTTTACAACTTTGGCAAAGTAACCAGCTTCATTTAAGTCTGCTACCCATTGTTTTTGTTCTTTGGACGGATAACCTGTCTTGTCGGCTTTAATCTCTAAGAATAGTCCTGCGTACTCGCTATTGACCTTCAGCACCTGCATATCAGGAAAGCCTTTAACGTAACCAGTTTTCTTAGCCATTATAGCTTGAGTCATTGATGTTCTTATACCACCTAGAGATGCACAGTATCTTGTGTCAGGGTATGATAGTTTAATGTATGTGCAAAATGCTGATTGCACTCTTGCTTCTTGTTTCATAGCCATATCCCCTACCCCCTTATCCCCCTCTTACCCCCTATCCCCTTAGTTCCCTTCCCCTTATCCGTATAGGTAGTTCCTTTAAGTAGTTGATACATTAATGGTTGTGATACTTCATACTTCCTAGCCATAGCAGAGATAGTTATCTTATCAGTAGCAGTAGTGAACTCTAATCTTATTGCATCAGCTTCAGCAACAGTAAACTTTCTTCTTGAGTAACCTCCACCTCTACTATCTTTCCTATCACCTACTTTTATCTTTCTTATCTTTGGCATAATTTAATATTCATCATCAAACCTATCAGTAGTTTCACCATACTGGTCTTCAATATCAACCTTTACTATAGTGATGTCTACTTTGCTGAGGTTCTTTTTATTCAAGTAACATATCCTGTCTATCAGTTCTGTATCGTTCTTTATCTCCTCTATGTTAGAGGTTAGTGCAAATGTATCTAATATTCCAGCAGTAACTTTCCTTGTTACAGTAGCCTTATTCTTTATCTCATACGATACGAATACCCTAAATATCGGTTTCTTCATTTTTAATCTTATCTAATTCAAACTCAAGATGATTGATTGCTTTCTGTATGCACTCAACACTTGTGTTATGTTTCCTTTTTGCTCGGAGCAAATACGTGGTAGCAGTACCGATATTATAGGATAAATCAAAGTCTTCAATTACTTTACGAGCTTCATAACCATACACTTTACCAATGTAGTAGTTAGGAATCTTATCTTTACTATAATCTAATTCTTCTTTAGTTAGTTTCATCTTAGGATTAAATGGACACTCTGTAGTGTCTGTATTCCTTCCTTGTTCGTAATAATGCTCACTATGCTTTTCACTCATATCTTTATTATAAATACCATATTCATTTCTTCTTATTGTCTAACTCCATATCATCCATTATTATATCTTCATCCAATATAGTGTCATAGATTCTATCGTGAGCAAGTCCTCCTGTTCTTGTAACTACCTTATCTCTCTTTCCTACCTTATTCATCTTCCACATTAGTCTTTCGTTTGCTTTAGTTCTAAGTTTACTCTCTATAATATTCATAACTATAAGGGTAAATGCTACAAATAGAACTGTTACTGCTATTAGGTTTAAATACATCATTTTATTAAAAGTTTTAAGAGCTGGTTACTGGTATATATCCTGTCATCCCCACTGTAATTCTCATAGATACAAGTGAAGGTATCGTTTTGCCAAGTCCATAAAGACTTAACATTCTTCTTAATGTGGTCTTTCAATATCCACTTAATTGTTTTGTACGTTCTATCTTCTTCTTTCATAGTTTATTTTTTAATCGTATCAGGGTGGCATCTGAAAACCACCCTTTTACTGTACTCAGACTGAAAAATTAAATGCTTCAGGTCTTACCCTATATTTTTTTAATTAAGTTTTAACTGAGTATTTGTTATTAATCTTCGTGCTGCTGAAACCTATCGCTATAAACCTTCATAGAGTATTTTCTCTCCTCTCTACTCTTATCATTCCTATCTCCTAATCTTTTCCATCCAAACTGCATATAGTATGTTAAGTCAGAGTTTATAACTTCTGGAACTTTAAACTTCTCTATCTTTTCTTCATCTGTGTTTTTCATTGTACAAATATATAAAAATAATTCAATTTTATACTATTTAATTTCTAAAACTTTTACCATTGATTACCACCACTTTACACTTCCTTAGCCTATCTAAAGTCCTTTCGTCATACCTCTTAGTTAAATCTTCTGCGTCTAAATTAGTCGTTATCAGTAAAGTCTTTGAACTGTCCTCTGCATAAGAGATTGCATCTGCTACTGCATCTATCTTAGTTCCATAATCATTCTTAATACTCTCAGTTCCTAAGTCATCAATAATAATAAAAGAGGCATTACTTTTAACAACCTCCTTTAATTCTTTTGCAGATATGCTGACAAGACTCTTTTTTGTCTTAGTTCTAAAGATTGCAGGTATCACATAATTAAGAATAGTTGATTTACCTAATCCACACTCACCCATTAACATCAGACCTCTACCTTTAGTATCTACTAGCCAATCTATTACATCATCATATTCAGGCAGGTGTTTGTAAACATCAACTGTTTGGTCGTAATGCTTAAATGCTTTAATGAACATTTCTTTCAATTCTTCTTTAGTTCCCAGCTTATACCTATTATACATCTTAGGTTGTAGGAAATTTTCTATCTTAAATGTATCTTCTATTGTTCTCATTGTTTTAGTTTTTAAAATGAACCATCTCCATAGTCTTTACCCTTAGTGTGTCTATGTGATGTAGTTCTATCGTTAGTATTATTGTTTCTGCTTTTCTCCCAAGTCCTTACACAGGCTTTCCAAC